GAAGGTGACTTCGAAACTGGAAACGTAAGATACAAAGCTAGAGAGAGATATTCTTTTGGATTCTCAGACCCTAGAGGTATCTTCGGATCACCAGGAGCGTAATCTGAATAATTTTGTGGCGGGACACAGTCTCGCCACAATTAAGAAATAGAAAGGAAAAATGCACCCTAAAAACTTCAGAATACAAATTTATGCTTATCAATATCACGCAGATTTTGTTATAAGTTGCCTAGACGCACCATTAGATATCGAAAACGCCATAGTTGACAAACTTGGAGAAAATGATATAAAATGGGAGTATCTTGGAGAAATGATGAATCCAAGAGTACAAAGAATAACCTATGAGGAGGTTATAGATGGAAATGCAAACACATCTACAAGACCTTTACACACAGAAGAAGGGTCTGGATCTAGAATGGGAGCAGGAGCATCTTAAAGAGGGTAGATATACTCTCAATATGGTTAGAATTGACAGAGCTGTCAGAGAAGTAATTAGCCATATAAAAATAGCAGAAGCTAAAAAAGAGCATTTGCTAAATAAGGTGGAAGACGCCGCTCCACAAGTTTCTGTAGCTACTTAATAAAAAGCTACATCGTTGGAAAATTCCTATCCGCACTACACACTCTCTTGCACTCTACTAAAAACTGTTGTACAAAAGTCACACTATACAAATTAAAATAAAATAAATGTAGACGCGTATAGTCGACATCCCTAGGGACTACATTTAAAATATCTAGGAGGATATTAATATGGCAAATACAACGTTTAGTGGTCCGGTACGATCAGAAGATGGTTTTAAACAAGTATCTAAAAACACTTCTACTGGAGCATTCACAGATCAACTTACTGTTGATTCAAGTGGTAACCTAGCACAAACTGCTGGTGTTAATAACTTGATAACAGATGTAGAAAACTTAACTGCAGCTACTAAAACAGTGACAGCAGCAGATACAGGAACTACATACTTATTAAACAGAGCTGGTGGTATTGTAGTAACTTTACCAACTGCAGCGGCTGGACTAAAATATAAATTTATCATTGGTACAACTTTTACAGGTACCTTTTCAATTGACGCTGCAGCAGCAGTGGATATTTTTACAGCTGCATCTACAATTATCATTTCTGATAAAGATGCACCTGGTACAGTTAGCTTAAAACAGTTTCACGCTGATGGATCTGATGACGATAAAATGGTTATGGACGCTGATACAAAAGGAAGATTTGTAGGTGGTGTTATTGACTGTGTAGGTATCGCAACAGGTGGACAAAGCAGTGCAACAGCAGTATGGCAAATGAATGGCTTTACTTTCGGAGACGGAAGTTTAGCAACACCATTTGCATAATAAATAATTAATGTGGGGCTTCGGCCCCACAGTTTCTTAATTAAGGAGGGAAACAAATGGCAGACACAGTAACAGGACCAACTATCTTACAACAAAATGATAAGAGGGTTGTTATCAAAATAGTAAATCAATCAGACGGATCAGGTGGAACTACAGTTTTTGGCGATGTCTCAGCTTTAGATGCTAGAGAAGATGGAACTGCAGTAGCTCATTTAGGATTACTTAGAGTTTGGTATTCTTGTCAAGGCGGAGATGGAGGAGACTCTTACGCTAGATTAGATGAAGAAGACTCTGATGGAGATATTCCTATCATTGGATTAACTGGTGCAGGATATTGGGACTTTAGAGAATTTGGTGGAATACCAGCAGATAAATCTAGTAACAGTAACCAAAGTGATGTTAACTTTGTAGTGCCTGGTGCCGCAGATAGTGGTAACATGTACACAGTTATAGCAGAGTTTCAAAAAATTTATTAAGGAGGGTAACTAATGGCCAATACAACTTCAGGCACAGTTACTTTCGACAAAACTTTTGCAGTTGATGATTTAATTGCAGAGGCATATGAACGTATAGGTTCACAAGTAACATCTGGATACCAATTAAAATCAGCAAGAAGATCTCTTAACATTCTTTTTCAAGAGTGGGGTAATAGAGGTTTGCATTATTGGGAAGTAGGAGATACGAATATTGATCTTATTGAAGGTCAAGCAGAGTATACTTTCTATAGATCAAGCGGTGATGGAACATCATCAGTTACAGTTGGGGGCACTAGTGGAACAAGTACGTATGGTGTTGCGGATGTACTAGAGGCAACGTTCAGACAAAATAGAACACAGACTACACAATCTGATGCAGCAATGACAAAGATTGATAGGTCTACTTATTCTAGTTTATCTGCTAAGTTATCTAAAGGAACTCCCTCTCAATATTTTGTTCAACGATTTATAGATAAGACAACTGTCACTGTATATCCAACACCTGACTCAACAGCTGCATCAAAAGATATGCATATCTTTTTTGTAAAAAGAATACAGGATGCAGACTCAACTTATACAGATTCAACAGATGTGCCGTATAGATTTGTGCCATGTATGGTTTCAGGATTAGCTTTTTATTTATCACAAAAGTATAATCCACAAGCAGCGCAACAATTAAAATTATATTACGAAGATGAATTAGCAAGAGCACTAGCAGAGGATGGATCTTCTTCTAGTACAATAATAACACCTAAAACTTACTATCCAGGAGCATAATGGCATTCGCAAAAGGAAAATACGCAAAAGCAATTTCAGATAGATCAGGAATGGAATTTCCGTATAATGAAATGATTAAAGAGTGGAATGGTCATTTTGTTCATAAATCAGAATACGAAGAAAAACACCCACAATTAGAATTAAAATCAAGAGCAGGAGATTCTGTAGGTTTAAGAGATGTAAGACCAGCAAGAACTGAAACTGATGTTTTAATAACTTTAATTCCTAATCCTTTTGAAACCATATCTGCAAGTTCAGGTATAATAAACGTATCAGAAAAAGGACATGGAAGATCAACAGGAGACACCGTTAGATTTAGAGGTCCAATATATACAACATCAGATCCAGATGCTTTTCAAAATCCAGTTGGTTTTGATGGTATTACAGGAGCTAATTTAGCAAAATCTGCTGGTTACTCGATAACTGTTGGTAAAAGAGATTCTAGTGGAAATATATCAAACACAGAAAATTTCTATCACTTTACTGTAGACACAAACACTGCTACAAGTGGTGGTATAGCAGGAGGAGGCAATAGTTGTTCGGCTGGTCCGGCAACATTGAAAGCATAATATGGCAGGATTAAGTGCATCAGGATTAAAAACACAAATAAGAAGTTATACAGAAGTAGATACTAACGTGTTGTCAGATTCAGTTTTAGAAAATATTATTTTAAATGCACAATACAGAATTTTTAGAGATGTGCCTGTTGATGCAGATAGAAAAACATCTACAGGTAATTTTACATCTGGAACGGGCACTGTGACTGTGCCAGCAGGAGCCGTGTTTATTAGAGGAGTCCAAGTTTATACTGCAACTGGATCTACTTACACTGGTGCCAATACTTATTTAGAAAAAAAAGATTTAACATTTTTAGAAGAATATATTTCAGCAACTACGTCTACTGGAACACCAAAATATTATGCAATGTTAGATACAGGAGCCACTGGAGAAAGCTCATCAAATTCTGGATCTATAATTGTGTCACCAACACCAGGTAGCACATTTGCTTACAAAATTCATTACAATGCAATACCAGCTTTATTGGAAAATAGTGATACCAATTATATTAGTATGAATTTTCCAAATGGTCTGCTATATTGTTGTTTAGCAGAAACTTATGGTTTCTTAAAAGGCCCAGCTGACATGCTGCAATTATACGAACAAAAATATCAACGAGAGGTACAAAGATTTGGAGGAGAACAAATAGGTAGAAGAAGAAGAGATGACTATACTGATGGTACAGTCAGAATACCTGTCAACTCACCAACACCTTAAGGAATTAAATTATGGCATCATCATTTTCAGATCTTGGTATAGAACTAATGGCAACCGGCGAAAATGCCGGTACATGGGGAACAAAAACAAATACCAACTTACAAATAGTAGAAAAAGCAATTGCTGGTTATGTAGAACAAGCAGTAACTAGTGGCGGAACAACAGCATTAAGTATTACGGATGGAGACGCAACAGAATCTACATCAGTTGCAAGACACGCAGTTATAAAATTAACAGGTACAATAACAGGTAACTCTATTGTAACTGTACCAGATTCAATTGAAAAAGTTTACATTGTAACTAACGGCACTTCAGGTGCTTACACTGTTCAATTTAAAACAGCATCAGGAACAGGTATTACTTTTGGTGTATCAGAAAAAACTACAAGATTAGTTTACTCTGATGGAACAAATCTTGTTGATGCAGGATTTGGTGGATCTCTTGACATTGAAGGTCGAGAATTAGTTTTAGATGCTGATGGTGATACAACTATTACAGCAGATACAGATGATCAGATAGATATTAAAATTGCAGGAGCTGATGATTTTCAATTTACAGCAAATACTTTTACAGCACAATCAGGTAGTACAATTGCTGCGCAAGCCTTAACTGCTACAACAGTTACAGCTAGTGGAATTGTAAAAACAGATGATACTACTGAAGCAACTTCTACAACAGATGGCTCACTACAAACTGATGGTGGATTATCTGTAGCTAAAGATGCTGTTTTTGGTGATGATATTAAATTATTAAGTGATAGTGCTGTATTAAATTTTGGTGCAGATTCAGACGTATCACTTAC